CTGTCATCTTTTTGTCTTCCTACTGACTTTCTTTTTATAATATTCGATCCAGTCAGTCTTGTGAAAATTTGTCTTACAGTGACAACTTGCACATAGAGTGATTAGATTACTACTAATATTATTTGTGATATCAAAGTCTATATGATGACATTGGATTTTTCTTTTTGCGGTATTGTGACATTTTTCACCACATTCCTGACATTCCCAATTATCCCGTTCGTAAATTTCTTTACGAATTTTGTTCCAATCTGGGTGATATTCTTTTCCACTTAGGAAGATCGATCTTTTAGGATTGGTTTTTTGAGCCATTCTTCTCGCGTCTGACCATGGTTTGCCTACCTTTGATAGTGCCAGATTTTTAATATGAGATATAAAACCATCAGACATTTTATGCCTTTTACCAGTGCAAGATTTACTCATCTTCTCTCTGTATTCCTTTGATTTATAATCAATTGGCACAGATTCCTTTCACTACGGCCGCTAATTACGGCCTTGATTCTGGAGAAATCTCAACAAACGGAGATTTGCTTGTTTCCACTTCTTATTAAATGGAATACTCCAGAGTCAAGGCGGGAATTAAACTGACCCACCTACAGGCTCAGACTGCCTGTCAAGTCTCTTTTTTAAAAGTCCGAGCATTTCGTTCGTTCTGTTGTCGTTTTTGTGGACGACTTTAACTGGCTCTTTTCTAATCTCTTTTAACTTGTCAGCGACATCATCAGTATTGATTGAAATTGTAATATCCATTTATTTTCCCTTCTTCTTTCCAGCGGGTTTTTCGCTAGGTTTTTCGTTAGCCATTATTGCGGCTATTCTTGGGTCGATCATTTCTTGTTGGGTTATTACTGGTTGGCCAGCTTCATCCATTTGGACTGGCTCAGTGTTTGGCATCATTCTGCCATTTTCATCCATTGGAACTCGTTCTGCATCAATTGGTCGGCCATTCATATCAGTAGGAATCTCTCCAGCGGTAGATACTGCTGATGGATCTTCTTCAATAACAGTGTCGAACAATGCAACATCTTTCTTATCAAATGATTCCAATACCCACTTTCTGAGTTGGTTCTTGCCAGCAATTGGAATGATTGGGTCTTTACTGAATTTATCGTAAAGTGCCAAATTATCAGCTCTGAGTTTATCTTTATTTACAGGAGATGCAGAGTTTGGCTGTATCTTGAAATCAAATTCACCCTGGATATTTTCTGGAGAAATATTAGCCCAGTCATCTGGCTTTGACCCGTCTCCAGTAATTTTGATAATCATGTCATCGGTCATGTATTGCTGAACTGTTGCGAATAATTTGTTCATAACTCTGCCAACGAAATCCTCAACAGATTTCTTGTCATCTTCTTTTCTGTTGTTGGCTCCGCCTTGAACCATCTGGGCTTCACCAAGAGTGGTTTCAGTTTTAGGAATAACAGCAGTGTCATATTCAGAAACTCCAGAGATTTTGGTCATATCTCCTTTGATCATATCTGTGGTCATCGGAACGGTCTGGTTGACTGTTGGGTTCTCAAGCGCTCTCAAACCAGAATCTTCTCCAATGTCGCAAAGATTTTCTGTTGGGTCTGTAAGACGGGCAATTTGGCTTGGAGTCAACTTCCCTTTGACATAAACATATTTCTGGACGAAACTTCTTGCGTGCATCGTCTGGATGGATTCCATTAAATCCAATTCTCGTTGCTGGGTTTCCATCGGCTCAATGTCGCCAATAGGAAATAGTGAGTCTGGGACTGCATAACCATCTAATTCTTCGTATGGGAAATCTCCGTGAGCATATGGATAATCTTTTCCAGAATATTCTGCCAACTCAACGTTCTGATCAGGGACAACATATTTGCAAACATTAACTACTCCAAAGCGATTCTTCTCGAAGTATCGGTAATATTCTAATCTTAGTTCGTCACCATCTTCTTTGTTTTGTTCTATAGTCAGATCTTTGTCGACAGTGCAGTTTGATTTAAGATCTTTGGTATTTTTGAATTTCTTGTTTTTCTTAACGTCATCAAGCGGTTCGATAATTTTCTCAGCACACCAGCGAGAATCTTTTAATCCATCAGTAGATTCTGGGTCATAAATAAAAAAACCACGAGGATATGCAACTCGCTTAACGTAAAATCTATCAACAAGTATTTTTACTTCTTCTTGGGTCGGCGTCTCTTTGCCTGTGGCAAAATCTGTAACCTTATCAATAACTTTATTTACTATTGACTTCTTCCCTGGTTCTTCTATCTCATATTCAAAACCAATCCCAAGAACTCCTTTTCCAAATGCTACTTTATCTGTAACAACTTTTTTAACTTCTGCTTCCATGCCAATCTCGTCAGGAAGATATTCCATCGTTGATCGGACTGAATCAATATTGGCTAAAGTTTTTTCAATTGCTTCTTTTGTAATCTTTCTTTTTGGAGTAACAATAACTTCAGGGTGTCGATAATACAAAAAGGGCAATTTTGCTCTTAACAGTGCGTGAATATATGGGACTGTAATCTGATCTGCTGATTGCTCACCATCTGGGTAATGTCTGATCTGGAGAAATCTTCGAAATCTTTCGAATTTATCCTTATTTTCTTTTTCCCAGTATTTTTTTCCCCTGGAGATCCTATTTTTGATAACTTTGATGTCTGCCATAGTATTTTTTTATTAAAAACAACCCACAAAATAATGTGGGTTGTTCCCTTGTTTCCTAAATTATAGGACTGACAATGACTTTTGTCAAATTTTTACAATTTCACACTTTTAATGGCCTGTTTTACCATTACAGGCTTACCAAATTGAACAGTAATGTCTAAAGATCCAAAATCCAAACCCCTAATAAACTTAAGTAAATTTATTTCTTCTCTAGACAATTCTACTAATTCTATCGCGCCTCCAGGGATCATTATGCGTGCTTTCGCATGTGGGAAGTAAGCCCAGCTTTACTGGCGGCTTCTGTTCCACAAATCATGCAGGTGAATTTTTCTGGAGTAACTTCTTTTTGAATATCCTCCAAATGTTGGTCCATTTCTGCAACTTCTTGTGGAACTTCTGTCATCACTGGAGCTGGGGCTTCAACTGCCATGAAATAAACTTTCTCGAATCCGTTGTAACGTTCCATAAACCACTTACCATCAGCATCAGAAACTTCCATCACTTCTTGGGGCTTAAAAGGCACAATAGTTCTGGTGTCTTCTTTAACCGCAGACAATTCCTCAAACGAAACATTTTTAATCCACATACTTCTCCTTTATCTTTTACCAATAAAATTTGTTTTTCTTCTTTTAATTTCAGCCAACGTTCCGATGATGGAATCTCGCGGGATGTAGTCTGGGTCAGCTGATGCAACGAAATCTCCCTTGAGTCCCCACAGAGCCAATGCAGTGGCAATCACAAGGTCGTCATGGAAGTTACCAGATGCTCCAAGTCCAGATTTCTTGGCTTCATCAGTCCAGACGAAAGTTTTCATTTCTGAAATAATTCTATCATCATTAACTTTGACTTTTCCTTCTCTTAATTTTGTCATAAAATTATCCAAAAGCAAAACTTTATTCGCGTGAGTAGTTTTCCAACCATATTTCTCCATTTTCTTTTTGGAGACTGAATCAAAAACTTCACGTTTATAAATATTTGGATAATTAAGATCTCTCAACTTAGCTAGGGTGGCGACACCGACTGAGTTTATTTCAAGTATCGCTTGGGCGTTGCGGTAGATTCTGCCAATCTGAGCAATTTTGTGGGCCAATTGGTCAGCAGGAATCTTACCATGCCAGACAGCAACCACTTCTTGAGTGGTTTTTGAGACAACTACAATAGGAGAACTGTCGTTTATCCCCTCGGATGGGTCAATTCCCATCTGATATTCATCAGTTGGGTCCATTTCTTTGAAAACTGCGATTCCTTCCATGTCGCGGATCTTCTTTGAGGCAATTGCAGTCTGCTCCAGCATATATTCCACTGGGAAGTAAGCTGAGTCAGAAAGAAGTGACTCATCCCAGATTCCATAAACATACTGGCGCTTCCACCTCTCAGGATAAGTCAAAAGGTCAGCAATATATTCCGGAGGTAGATGTTTTGCATTATCCAAGGTGGAACTCTCAAAAAGAGCGTAATCAGGATCATGTTTCTGCTTATAGAGGGCAAAAGCCCAGAAAAGAGCTGGATTACAGCTCATCATCCCCTGGTGGATGTATTTGTCGTCACGGCCACCAACTTTTCTTCTCAAACGACCACGGAGTCCAAGAAAAACCTCATATGGGATTTCTTCCACCTGGTCGATAGCAAAGAATCCAAGGTTAAGAGATTTGATTTCATTTTCAGCAATCGTATCCAAATGACGAAAGATTAGCTGTGAACCATTCTTCATGTAGAGACGTTGCTCGGTTCTGGAGAAGCTTCGAATCAAATTCTGTGGGCAAACCTCGAAGAAGGTCTGCTGGGTGGTGTCCTGGAGCTCCTGGTAAGTAAGACGACCAAGCAGTCCATAGTTATCTGGAAAATCCAAGTGAGCCATCATCTTGTGGCAGAGGATTAAAGTTTTGCCAGATCCGAACCCTCCTGAACATAGGGGAAACTTAGCCTGAGAAATATAAAAGGCCTCCTGGGTTGGAGAAAGTTCGTATTCCTTATCGACGGTACCGTCTTTTAGCTCGTAGGATATTTTCATCTGTAATCATTTATATCATAGTGACAAAATAACTTTTTGTAATCTGAGCCATCAGCAATTTCGATTTTTGGCAATCTCCTCCTGGTTCTTCTGGCTGCTAGTGTTTTCATTTTTGGAACATTAGTTCCCGAATAACAAGAATTATGTCGCCAATCTTTTCTGGTTGGATGTTTCTTCGTGACATATTCAGAATACTGTTGGCTGGTACCAAGTTTATTCTCTAACCACGATTCTAACTTCATGTGTTGATCTTTCATCAACTTCAGTTCTCTCAATGTAGCCACGAGATTTACCTTTGGTTTTTAAATAGAAAATAATCATCTGGGTATTTTTCTCTCTGATGAGCTCCATGGCTTTAGATTCAACCAAGTCGAGTAGTTCTTCTTGGACGGTATCGCAGGCTAGAGCGAATTCTTTATCTTTCTCATAATTCAACTGATAAGCTGACCGGCTGACTTTTAACTTTCGGCAGGTTTCGGCAATATTTCCAGCATTCATGTGGAGAACAGCTGGGAATCTTTCAAGAGCTCGTTGAATTGATCTACTCACCCAACCTCCTTTAGTCCCAAATCTTTTAGAACTTGTTTTTTATGATCTCGGCTTTTAATATACATTCCCAATCCCTCGTTATATCCCTCGTCACGATCAACATAGCGGCCAACTCGGTAATCTTCCATTCTCGGCTTCTTAACAGTAACTGGTTTATAAGTGGCTCTGATCTGCTGCTGGACATATCCACCGTAAGAACAGCGGTAATCCGAGCAACCAACATAGAATAATCCACTTCCGTAGTTAGTCCAATTCAACTTATTTTGGCACTTTGGGCAGTCGTTCATGACATAATCATAATTACTGAAACAAGAACAAACACTGACCAAAATATTATAGCAGACAAATCTGATCCAGCCATAATCACTTCCAATCTGTTCCATTATTTCTATTTTTAATTTCGAACATGGGGACATAACCTTCGACTTTGGCCACTCCGCCACATTCACATCTCAACCAAGAAGAAAACTTATTTTCTGACTCAGTGACTTTTTGACAATCTTCGCAAGTGAATTTCATATTAAGAAATCTCCCTGGTCAGCAGAATCTTTCTTTTTAAATCCAACTTCCTGCCATTTATTTTCTTCCTTGTAGTCAGCCAGATTGGCTCCATCATGGCGTTTTAAGTTTTTCCAATGACCAACCAGTGATAATTCTCTTTTTAGAATTTTGTAACCTGGTCGTTTATGCTAGTTTGCTGATTTTTGCCACGCTTGGATCTCAGCTATTATTTCCGCAATTACTAGTGACTGAGTTTCTCTGTTCATAGTTCCATTGTAACAGGTTCTTTTGGGTATATCAACAGGAGTATATATACCCTGTTGTGCTTAGTCAAGTACTGATTTGTCTAGGTTCATATTTTATTTTTAGTGCGGTGATCATATAAACTTACTAACAACCCCCGTCTCCCCCGATGCCAGTTGCCCACCAGAAATTGCCTCCGAAAATACTTGTCTATAACTAATGTTATAAACAAATTTGTATGTCTAGGACTACATAAGTGGGCATGTCATTGGTGGTCGACTAGTGGATAACAGGTTGTCCACATTGCAGAGCCAACGAGCGTGGATGGTGAAGGAACAATTCAAGCACGATTCAAGAACAATCCAAGCACACTTATCTATACATAACTATACTGTTTGAGTAGGAGAGTGTATGCATGCATTAACCCAATCAGGGACTGCCCGCGCGTTTTAATACACGAAATCTGGACAAGAAGGTCCAGATGTTGAGAAGCCCATTGGTATGTGCTTCCATTATCTCATTCGTGTATTAAAACTGCAAGAAAAGAATGAGCAAATTAGTCAAT